AACAATGGTGAAGTTAAAAATATTAACGTATAAGAAGGGAGAATAATGTAATGAGTGCTACGGCAAATTTATTAATCGGAATAGCTTCATGTGGAAGTTTAGCTGCGATCGTTTATATGTTTATGGGTTTTATGAATAAAAAAAGTGACAACAGAGAAACAGGACATAGTATACTTCAAAAAATAGGTCTTGAAAAAATAACCAAAATAGAAGAAAAACAAGTTCCGATTATAAAGAAAATTGAAGAAAGTGAATTAATATCAGTAGAAACAAAAAAGGAAATTAAAGAAGTTAAAGAAGAAGCTAATAAAAAAATTATCGAAATATTAAAAACAGAAAGTTTTGAAGAATTATCGAAAAGGGAGGATGAACTATGGTAAAGGGAATTGCGATAATCTTAATATTATTATCATTTATTGTTGTTGGTTGTGCACCAGCACCTTTTATTGCTAAAGAACCATTTCAGGTGAAATTTGATCCTACACTAAAATATGAAGTTGACTTATCAGGAATTATTCAACCTGATAAACCAGTAAAAATATGGGTGGATGAAAATTTCAATGTAGTTGCAGATGCTAAAGACGCAAAATATTTACTTCTTACACAAAAGGAATATGCTAAATATGTAGTACAACTACAAATTAAAGAAACATATAAAGAAATAATTATACAACAAGAAATACTTATAAATACATATATTGATCAGATAAATTCTTTAAAAGAATATATAGCTTTAGAACAAGCAAAATCTAAAGCTTATCGTGATTTATGGGTAGATTCTGAAAACGCATATAGGCAAGAAAGATACGACCATAAAATGAGTAATTTAATTAACAAGGGTGTAACTGGAGCAATATCCCTCGGTGCATTAATTTTACTAATTTTAGCTTTATAAAAAAGAAAAGAAAGGAAATAAAATGAGTAATTATCTAGAAAAAATGAATAGACTGTTACTGCGAAATATGACAGATACTGGTTATGCTTTTTGGAGTGCTGTAATTCAAAAAATATCCACTATTTGGGATAGACCAACTTCATCGACAATGAAATACCATAAAAAAGATGATGGACGGGTGCCATCAGTATCAGAGCACACTTATGAAATGTTATATTCATGTGTTGCAATTTGGAGATTATTTGACGTTAAACCAAAAACAGAAATTGCTGATGTACTACTTTTATCTATAGCTTTACATGACGCATTTAAATACGGCGAAAAGCCACATATAAGAAAACATACAGATAAAACCCATGATAAGATTTGTGCAGATATGATTAACAGAGGCAAAGGTACTTTTCTAAAATTCCTAAATGAAAATTATGTAGATGTTCTAGAAGAATCAGTTCGATTCCACAGCGGAAGGTGGTCAACTGATGCTGATGAAAATTTCGATTTTGATAAACATCACCCGTTCGTTTTATTTATTCATATGTTAGATATGTTTAGTGCAAATAATTTGATTCATATACCAGAGGAATCTAAGTAATATGAAGTTGTGTGATTATGGGTGCGGAGAAGAAGCCAAATATCAGTTTAAGAATAGTAAGTGGTGTTGTGAAGTTCATTGGAGCAGATGTCCTGAAATAAGAAAAAAGAATAGCGAAGAAAAGAAGAACAACCCTGTTAAATATTGGTTGGATAAAAAACGACCGGATCTTAGTAAACTTATGCAAGGACATATTGTTAAAGAAAAAACAAAAAAGAAAATAAGTAATAAACACATAGGAAAAGTTCCTTGGAATAAAGGTAAAACAAATATATACTCAAAAGAAACAAAAAATAAAATGGGTAATGGACGAAAAGGTAAAATTCCTTGGAATAAGAACAAAAAAGGTATATGGACGAAAGAACAATTAGAAAGAAATCGTAAAGCTAACGAAGGAAAACAAGGATATTGGAAAGATAAACATCGTTCAAAAGAATCAATAAGAAAAACAAGTGAAGGAAACAAACATACAATTAAACAAATATACAAAAAGTATCCAACTTTTGCTAAAGAAGAAAAAATGAGGTATAACCCAGATAAGCTCCCAGAAAAAGAAAAACAAGTTCATTGTTATAATCATAATTGTTTTAATTGTAAAGAAAAAGGTGGTTGGTTTACTCCAACAAGAGATCAAATATATAACAGAATTATTACTTTAGAAAAACCACTAGGATTTGGCGGTTCTAATTTTTATTGCTCAGAAAAATGTAAACAGACATGTTCATCTTTTAAAAAAACAGTACCTCAACTTATAAAAGAAGATGAAATAAAAGCTGGTATTATAACAGAAGAAACCTCTGGTGGAGAATTCCAAATATTTAGAGAAGAGGTTTTAAAAAGACAAAAAGAAGAATTGGGATACAACGAGTGTGAATATTGTGGAAATAAAAACTTAAAAGAGTTAGTTGTTCATCATGAATACCCAAGAAAAACTTATCCACAATTTGAGTTAGACCCAGATAATGGAATAGTTTGTTGTGGTTTAAATAGCACTAACAAATGTCATATTAAATATGGACATAAAACAGGAACTCAATGTTCAACTGGAAATTTAGCAAATAAGATATGTTAATAAAGAGGAATATAAATGACTTTATCTAGCACTATGCTTGTTCTTGAATTACAATATTGGTTCAACTATTTTGTAATCAATAGTGAAATAAATAAAAATCAAGTTCCAATTCCTACAACTTTAGATGAAGTATACCTTCCTCAAAAGTCATTTATAGAACTTTTATTTAATGATAGTTATAATGATAGTGAATATTACTATTATTATACAGAAGAGACAAACAAATATAGTTGGCCATATGTTGTTAAAACGCGCTTAAATTTATATCCAGCATCTGCAAAATATTATACTTTATCAGATTCAGCAACTACAAATTTGTTTAATCTGCAACAACATGATATTATTTTATTAAATGCTCTTTTAGCATACAGGTTAGATTCAACAGCTGTATCAATTATTACAGATACTACCGCTGTTGGATTTGTAAGTAATATTCTTTACGCAAACTATAATAATCTTAATACAAATTTATCAAAATTAATTTTTTTATATCTTGACTTAAAAATTAATGAAAACTACTCTAACTATAACAACGAAAACTTAGTATCCGAAGGAAATCTTTTAGAAAGTGTATATGAAACATATGTTTTAGATGAAATGTTTAAGTTAGTTTCAAATAGAAGTACTTAACGGAGATAAAATATTGTTTAAATTAGAAGACCTTTGGAAAGTGTGGAACCTCTTAAAGGGTGAAACCGTTGACGATTTAAGTAAAGCTCTTGAGTCAATTGCGAAATCAGAACAAGCTAAATCTACAACTTTCTTTAACACGACTTTAAACCAGTTTGCTTATTCTTCAAATGACTACACTAGATTGAAGAGTTTTATAATCGACTGGTATGCATCAATGAAAAGCCTTTTATCGACACAAGCTCAAGCATCCGACCCGTTTTCTCTTCCTGACTCACATCTAAATGAACTATTCAAATCTTTTGGATACCCATACCCGACAGATCTAACTACTCAAAGTAATGATGTAAATACAACAAAAGTAAACTTTTTTCTTGATCTTGTAAACCTTTATAAAATTAAAGGAACACCGGCTTCTATAATTTCAGCATTACAATATTATGGACTAAAAGACATTGATATATATGAATTCTGGTTAAAAATGAATCCATCTGGCAACCCATATTTCTTAGGAGAATGGACCGCAGGAACAACAACAGTAAAAACACCTTATGAAATTCCATTCGCTTCAATGATAGCTAACGATCCTCACTGGCTTATGACACAAAGTCAAGTAAAAGCACTTCATGCATCAAATAAAATTAATCTTCCTTCGAGAAGTCCATATTTTGCAATGAGACCAAAGCATGAAATAGGTGTTGTAGTAGCAATTGTAGAAAGGATTTTGCAAGATGAATATATTAGTTGGGTAGCTTCTAGTGATAAATCTCAATGGCTTATTGATCATCAAGAAGCTGGAATAACATCTGTGGGTACTGAAAATTCACTTCTAGAACTGTATCTATCTTCATTATATATATTCAATGAAACTTATTCCGCGGGATTAATACCACCTTATCAATGGGATGGAACAAGTTACAATTCTATAAATTTCTTTTGTTATGATGGAACTAAAACAAATTATACTGAAATAATAAATGATTACTATGATCTAATCAGCCGACCAGAAACTAAGGATGAAAGAGAAGATAATATAGATATTTTAAATGACTTATACTCAAGGAATCAATCAACAAACTTCTTAATAAATAGACAAACCGCAGGACAAAAACTTGAATTAGTAAACTCAGATTTAAAAGATCTTTTAGATGAAATAAAAATATCAGAAGAATTTCCTGGAGAATTATTACAATCTCTTCTTCAAGATCTGTGGACATGGACAAAAAATAATATCGGTCTTGGTTATTTAAACATCTTATATTTAATCCTTGGTGAATCAGCCTTTGTTTCACAACTAGGAAATGTTATAGATTTTTTCAAACCATATCGAGCAAGATTACTTACTTTAGAACTTATAGAATTTAATAATCCTCTTACTGACTCAATATTATTATATGACGAAATATCAAACATTGATATTAGTGAAACTATTATAGATTGGGCAACCTGTGATAGTGTTCCGTGCTGTCCAAATTTAGATACTACTTGCGGTGGTCCTGACACATATTATTCAAGATTAACATATGACTGTGATTCTTATTACGATATCGGTGCTGCATGTGATAAAGATAATGTACAAATTGACATTACCGAAGAAATTCATGATATCTTTATTTGTCTTCCTGATGGTACATCTTGTATAGATAATTATTATTTGACAGACGATTATTATCAAGACTCAACTGCTGGTGGTATTGTAACTGATTCAACATCTTTGATTCTGGTTGTTGGAACATCAGGTGGATTCTGCGATTTCGATGATGAAGGGTCCTTTGACTGTCTAAGTGGAGCAGATGTTTGTCAAATATATTTAGGCCCTGTTGACTCAACATAATACATCATTATCCTGCATTTCATCAGTTTCAATCCAATTAAATTCTTTCTTAAATTATAACAAACTAACCTATTCTTAAACAATTCCTGTTTGAATCTATATGTTAAGTAGTCAATTTCTTTAATAAATCCTCTGTTATTACCCTTTATATATAGAACATATTATAAATTAATAAAATTTATAGGGAGGGTTTATTCATGCTTCGTTATCCTGGACTTAAACAATTTATTCAATATGGACTTAGTGCTGGTGTAAAAACAGGAGATATGTATGTTAATGCTGTAAACAAATTTGATTATAGAAATACTAGTAAAGCATTTTCAGTATACGTTTCAAAAATAAAAAGAAATTTAAATTATACTGATGTAAAAGCAAAAGAAATCGAGAAAGTGAGTGAAGAAGAATTATTTTTAAGCATATTAAAGAAACAAAAAAATATGTCAATTATACAACTTGCAGATGAAGTTGGTTGCTCAGCATCAAGGATCATTGATTATATTGACTATTATAGAGAACAAGGTTATGAAATTCTTTATGATGAAAACATGGTAGCCTTAAGTTTTAATGTTACTTCAAAAGGGAAAGAAATAGATACGTTAGAAGAACAAGAAATAATCTTTGGAGTTGCTTCTGATTTACATATTGGTTCAAAATCAACACAAATAACTGCCTTAAATAGATTTTGTGAAATATGTAAAAAAGAAGGTGTTAAATATATGTTTTCGCCCGGAGATATATGTGCCGGATATAATGTATATCCTGGTCAGTTATTTGATCTGTATGCAATATCAGCAGAAGAACAAGAAGAATCTGTAATTGTAAACTTACCGAAAGGACTCGAGTGGTTTATGTTAGGTGGAAACCATGACTACTCTTTTATCAAAAAGGGCGGTGGGCATAACCCGTTATTAACAATAGAAAACTCAAGAGATGATATTCATTATGTAGGTTTTGATGATGGTGATATTCCAATACTTCCTGGTGTTGATTTAAAACTTTTTCATCCCTCTGGAGGAATCCCATATAGTATTTCATATAGAATCCAAAAAACTATTGAACAAATAACCTCTTATGAACTTGTAAAAATAGTAAGTGGTATAAAATCTAAACCTACAATTAGATTTTTACTTGCTGGTCATCTTCATGTTCAAATGCAAGGATTATTTGGAAGTATATTTGCAGCCCAAGTTGGGTGTTTTGAAGGACAAACAAACTATTTGAAACGAAAAGGATTAATGCCTACAATAGGAGGTTATATAATTAAAGCAACTCTTAAGAACGGTGGTTTATTAAGGTTTGAAGCACCTTTTTATATGTTTCCTGAAATAGAAGATGATTGGAAAAACTACAGTCACTCTATTCCAAAACAAAAAATTATAAAACCAATATTTTCTTAAAAAATGAAAAAATTAAATATAAAGCATATAAAAGAAATTTTAAAAACTGAAAGTTATGAACTATTATCAGAATATAAAAATAATTATACACCAATATTTTTACAGTGTCCTAAAGGTCATAAATTTAGCATAGTATGGGCAAATTACCAACAAGGTATTCGTTGTAAAAAATGTTATTTCAATAAAAAAAGAAAATCAATTGATTATATCAAAAAATATCTAAAAAGAGAGAAATACATATTTCTTGATAAAGATTATATTAATAATTACACTAAATTTAAAATTGAGTGTCCAGAAGGTCATATCTATATAACAAATTGGAATGGTTTTCAACGAGGATTTAGATGTAAAAAATGTTATCATAATAGAACAAAGAAAACTATAGAAGAAATTAATAACCATATAGAGAAACTTGGTTATAAATGGATATCGGGTACATATAAAAGTACCTTTTCAAAATTAACTATGGAGTGTCCTCAGGGTCATATTTTTACTACAAGAATTGATAATTTATTATATAGTTCATACTTATGCCCAGAATGTACTAAAATCAAAAGATCACTTAATATGATGGGAGAAAAGAATTGGGCATGGAATAACGGTAGTTCATTCGAACCATACTGTCCAATATGGACTGATCAAGAATTTAAAAAATCAATCAAAGAAAGAGACGGTAATATTTGTCTAAATCCTTATTGTTTCAAACAATGTAAAATATTAAGTATTCATCATATTGATCATAATAAAAAAAATTGTCATCCATCAAATTTGATCACTCTTTGTAATTCTTGTAATTCTCTTGCTAACAAAGATAGAGAATGGCATAAATTATGGTATCAAACTATAATACAAAAAAAATATAAATATAAATAAGAACAAAAAATTAGGGGGTATAAAACAAATACCCCCTAATTTAAAATCATGACAGATAATGAAAGTGATTTTGTTCTCTTTCTACTTTTTTCAAATATTGAAAATCATTCTGTTTCTCTGGTATAAATAAGACACCCAGTCTACCCATTCGAATAACAGATTCATTCACTTCTAATTTTTTCATTCTGAATACCCATCTGAAAAATCTTTTCATTTTTCATTCTCCTTCTTATCTGTATTATGAACAACTTGCTTTCTAACCTTGAAAGCACTTCCTTTTTCCATGCGGAATTTAGAAGCTTGTCGTGTAGTAGGTTCTACACCAGCTTTCTCACAACATGCTTTAAAAAATCCGTCCTCAGAAAACTTCTTGTTTGTTACTACTTCTGCCATATATTCCCTCCTATATAAAATTTAGATAAAAATTCACTTCTGCTTTTACCATGGATCTTCAGATTCATAGAAGTCATCTTCAGGTTCATCTATCATCCATGAAATATTCCCACATGAATCATAGGATTTTTCTTCCTCGTCATCGAAACAAGATTCACACAATAGACCAAATTCATTAGTATATTGTGCATCATCTTTACCAAATTCATGACCACATATTTCACAATGCTCAGACATAATTTATTTCCTCCTATCTAAAATCTGACATAATTTCTCGTCCCTTCTTATTATGTATCTGCCTTTCATAAGGGATTGTACGAAGATCAACTACGCTATTGTTATCGATAAATGATTGATCAACTATCCAAAAAGCTCTATTTGGTTTAATTGGCTCAATTGCTACTTTGTACTTTCTTCTACGGATTGTTGCTTCATACTCTTTCCCACTTTTTGGATATTTGATAACAATATCTTTTCTTCCGCCAAAAACTCTGTTTGATTGTCTTTTGATCTTTTCACGATGTATTGGATTTTCGCTCGGTTGGCGGTTATCATTATCCGCAATGACAAATTTAGTTTCTGAATTTTCTTGTTTCTCGCCATAAAATGCTTCTTCAAGTTTTTCTTTTTGATTTGGATAACCTACTTTTAGTTTTTGACTCATTTCATAATCTTCTCTAGTTAAAATTCTTACACCTTTTTGTGTCATTTTGGTTACCTCCTTTCTCTTTAAAACTAATTCTATAAAAGTTATATCCCGACCATAACAAATATAAACCATGTTCTAAATTGCCATTTGCCCCATTTTCATCAATCAAATTAAAATCACCTTCGTTCGGATGACGAAAATCATAAGTTAACAATTCAGTGCATGTAACTGCTGTAAACCCTTTTGTAAAATAAGAATCATTTGCTAACTCAACTAAAGCTGTATTTACAGCAAGTTGAAAAATAAATCCTCCTCTTGCCATCCATTGTAAACTATTTGAATTTGGATCCTTTGAATAATCTACAATTTCATTTAGACCGTCAAGATGAATATCTACATCAAAAACTTCTGCAGCTATATAATGGCCAACAATATGTGTACCAACAGAAGCCACTGCTCCAAGAGCTGCTACTCCAAAATCTTTACCCTTCATTTCTTTGATATCTATACCACATACTAAAAACTTAGTATGAGAAAAACAACCACTTAGAAGAAACATACATATTAAAATTAAAGGTAACTTTTTCATTTTTAATCTCCTTTTTAAATAAATTAAAATTCAAATATCTTATCTCATTAATTAATATATATAGAAAGTAAACATACAAAAGAATTTAGAACATATTATAAATGCGTTTGCTACGCTTAATCTAATGGACTTTAAAAAATCAAGGTTTCAGTCCATAACCTAAGGAGGATTAAAAATGGTGTATAAAACAAATTTTATAGTTGTTGTAAAATGTAATGGAAAAGTTCTTCGAGAAAAGGACGAATTTGTTACCCTACCTTTTGGAAGTGAATATTCACTTCTTCTTAAAAATCTTGACTCAAGACGATCTAATGTTGATATCTCTATTGATGGTCAGGATGTTCTTAACGGTTCTTCATTAATAATTGAACCAAATAATGAAACAGAAATAAAAGGTTTTCTAAAAGGCAACACTGCAAAAAATAGATTTAAATTTATAAAGAAAACTAAAGAGATTCAAGAACATCGTGGTGATAAGATTGATGATGGAATTATAAGAGTTGAATTTGCTTTTGAAAAGAAACCAATCATTTCAAAACAAATAATTCATGAAGATCATCATCATCATTACGACCACTATCTATGGCATACTACATACAATAATAATCACGAAACTGGTGATGATGTTCAAACATTCCATAGTTCTTGTTGTGATGGTCAAATGAGATCTTGTTCTATAGAAAATCAAAATCTTTCTGTTGCAGAAGATTCTACTCATCAAAAGGATGAAGGAATAACAGTAAAAGGTTCTGAAATCAATCAACATTTTCAAAATACTTGGATTGGTGAATTAGACCCTTCTGAAGTTATAATTCTCAGATTAAGAGGATCAACAGATAGCGGTAAAGAAGTAAGTGAACCAATCACAGTTAAAACAAAAATAAAATGTTCTATTTGCGGAAAAAAGTCCAGCTCGAATGTAAAATTTTGTTCAAACTGTGGTACATTTTTAGAATAAATAAACATAGCGTAGCAAACAAATTTCTAATATGTTAAGATAATAAGAACAAATATAAAATATGATTCTACAAACCCGAGAGATAAAGGAATAAGATATGAAAAAACAAGATAAAGACTTGGTTATTCAAATAGAAGATATGTATGGAGAAGAATGCTTCGGAGATACACTAAGTCCAAATTCAAATGTTCCAAGAAAACCACAAGGACGTGTTGAAATTTTTGAATTAGATGAATATAACAAAAAGAAACTTATTTCAAAGAGTAATTTAGTTGTATATATGGCAAGAGAATTAATTGCTGAAAAAACTGTAAATGAAAATTATGTAGGAATAACACCTGATAAAGATGAATTTGTTTGTTGGTTTGGACTTGGTGATGGTGGGGTAGCTGGGGGTGATCCTTTTGATCCTCTTGTACCAACAAATGGTGATGAGGACTTAGCAAGTGAAGTTATGATTCATGAAACAAACTCTCTCTTGGGTGATTACAGAGTTGCTACACCTGGATATTACAAAATACCTTTTGACAGTGTTGAATTTGAACAAGACACTGCAAATGATGATAGATGGGTAGTATTGAAGTTTACAATTACCGTTGGAGCAACATATGTAAACGATATACAATTAAGCGAGGCTGGTTTATTTACTTTTGCAAATGCTACACCTGGACTTGGTTCAGTCGGAACATTTCATTTATTTTCAAGAGTTACATTTCCATCTATTGTAAAAACATCAACTAGAAGATTATTATTTGTATGGTACTTATATACTTAATTCAATTACGAAATAGATACAAAGGATAGAACAAACCAAAGGACTTCCACATTTTATAGATTTCCCCGAAAGGCAATTTGAAATTATAGAAAAATAAAAATTTAAATTAGAGAAAATATTAATCGGAGGAAATTATAATGCCTAATGTCTCACCTGGGGTATATACTAAAATAATTGACCTATCAACTTATGTACAAGCTGTTCCATCAACTATTGGACTGATTTGTGCACTCTCAGAAAAAGGAAGAGATAATGAACTAGTATTTGTAGGTTCACGATCTGAACTAATTTCTGAATTCGGTGATCCTAACATCGCAACTTATGGAAAAAATTATGGGCAAGGACCATATTGTGCTTATAACTATTTAGGAGAAAGTGGTTCTCTTTATTACATGAGAGCACTTCCTGATGATGCATCTTACTCAAATTTTAGAATTGATGCTGCATCTGGAGACACCACATCTACTATTACTGTAAGTTATGTAGAGGCTTTAAACACAAAAGCTGCAATTAAAACTAACCTTGGGATTGCACCGCTTTCTGCGCTTTGTACTCTTTATCCAATTGGTAGAGGACAATATTACAATGGTTTAGGTGTACGTTTTGTAGAGCATTCAAACCCAATTTTAGATAGTGTTTATGTAATGGACATCTACGAAAAACAATCAGATGGTGATGATAATATTATTGAATCATTTGAAGTTTCTTTTGATCCAAATGCTAAAGATACTGCTGGGGATTCTATATTTATTTCATATGTATTAGCAACATATTCTTCAGTTCTTCGTGCAGAAATGGAACTTACTAGTGGTGAATATACTGATGGTTATAAATTAATATCTAAAATATATGATAAGAATATTGGAACAGTTTCAGCTGAAGGAGCTAATGGATCAGCCTCTATTACTGATAACAAACAAGACTTCTCGAGTTGGGAACAAACACTAGGTTCTGGAAATTATGTTGTTATTGCAACAGACGATAAAGGTGCTAAAGTTTGGGGTTGGTTGGGTACAGCTTCTGGAGATGATGATGTAACAGTTGCAGTATTTGATGATAAAAATTTAGGAACTCAAAGTTGGAATATCATTGGAGACATCACATTTACTTTTAGTTCGACATCTATTACATACTCTATTAAACAAATGTATGGAAATATTGCAGATGCATTTACATCAAGTGAACCTGTTCCATTAAAGAAAGGATCAGAAGGTGCTTTAATTCAAGCTGACGGTAGTTTAGATACTGCTGAAGCAACTACACTTTTGTCAAACGCTTATGCAGGAACAATTGATGATGATATTCTTGATACAGAAAACATATATTTTACTCTTGTATTTGATTGTGGTTATCCAAGTGATGTTAAAACTTGGATTTATAATTTAGTTACTACAAGACGAGACTGTGTTGGAATTATGGATAATGGTGATAACTCAACATATGCAGCATCAATTACTTCCAGAGAAGATACTCATACATTCAATACTTATTTTCTTGCTCTTTATGAATCTTTTAATAAGGTTTATGATATATTTACTGGACAGGATGTTTGGTTCTCACCTATTTACCACATGTCATATCTATTACCAAGAAATGATGTTGTTGGTGAACTTTGGTATGCTGCTGCTGGTTTTAATAGAGCCTCAATCGGGTCTATTAAAGAACTTAGGTTTAATCCTAAACTAGGACAGAGAGACCAAATGTATTTGAAACAGTTAAATCCAATTGTGAAATTTAACCCTGGTTACGTTGTTTGGGGTCAATTAACTTCACAAACAAAAGCTAGTGCGTTACAGGATTTAAATATTGTAAGATTGGTTCTGTATTGCAAGAGAGCTTTGGAACAATATTGTAGATACTTTATATTTGAACAAAACGACTCAATTACTTGGAACATGGTTTCTAGCGATATAGTTGAATTCTTAGAAGTAATCAAAAGAAAACGTGGTCTGTATAGCTATGATGTTGAAGTTGCTGCTACTGACTACGAAAAGAAAAGTAAAACATTTCATGTTAACGTTAACCTTGAACCCACTAGAGTAGTTGAAAAGATAGAACTCAATTTTTTCATTAAATAATGTTACAAAAAAATAGGTCAGAGTTTTAATTCTCTGACCTATTTTTTACATCGATTCTTCTACGGACACTATATTTTTAATAGCCTCTATAACCTTCTTATTTAACTCTTCTGCTAAAACATTAATCGAAACGATATTATAAGTCTGTACACTAGATGCAACCAAATCCATAATAACTCCAAGATCTTTTAAAATCTTGATAAAATAAGCAACTGTCTCGTACGGAATTTTATTAGAAAACAACCTAAATATTATAGAATCTCTTACAGCATTGGACAAAAAGACTAAATCTCTTTTTTTAATCAATCTATTACCAAACATACCAGCATGTTCCTTCAAAGATAAATATTTTTCAATATCAAAATCATTAGGAATAGCTACTACTATAGTATGATACTCTAGTCTATATTCATTATCACTATCATTATCTACAACATTATTCATACCTAAAGTCATTAGTGGTCCTCTTCAATCTTAAATTTAAAACCCAGAAAACCATAGTCACTTTTAAGATCTTCTTTTTCTACAATAAACATAACCAACAAATCCCTCATATATTCTGGAATATCATTAAAGTAATTATACATTGAAGTCCAATCACTAACTAAAAAAGTATTAGAAGAAATTTGTTCAATATCGTTTGGGTTAAAAAATCTTGCACTCCCATTAATAACTGATGCATGAAAAGTCATATATCTTTCAAACGACTCCTTAAAATCCTCTAAGTTATCACCCTTTGACTGAATATACAACAAGAAACTTGCTGAACTTGAATTAGTCACAAAATCTGTTTTTATTTTCATCAATAGTTTCTCCTATCTATCCTGTTCTGTAAAAACAACAAAACTTGGACAATTAATAGATATCTTTCTTCCAGCATAATCCATTGTTGTTCCGACAGCATCCCCTTTAACATCACCATGATTATCTCCAAAAGATATCATTATATATGAAGACAATCCCTTCTTTTTAGCTTCTTTAAGAAGTTGAGTTCTTTTCTGTATAGTCTCAGCTTTTTCTTTATAATAAATATCATGTAAAGTTTTTGAATATTTACTTCCATTTTTATATAGATCAAAAAACATCTTTTTATCATCTTCAAAAGTCTCTATGATATGATCTATATTTGTAACATTTTTTAATAACCATAAATCTGAATCATTCGATCTAATAACTTTATCTATTTCTCTAATTACATCCCAAGTAGTAATATTGAACACCAACTCTTCAAATGTATCATAAGATAGGTCGAATTCATGTTTATGTTCAAGTAATCTTTGATATAAGTCAATGTGGTCACCTTTAAAGATAAAATAGAAATTGGTTGAACTACTGTTAGTAATAAAATCACGTTTAATTTTCACTTTGAACTCCTTAATGATGACTTATTGTTATATGTGGAAGTTGTACAAAAATATCACCATGTTCCATTTCAGAATATAAAGCTCCATCTTCATCAGCATATGAAAACATATATACAACTTTTCCCACATTTTGATCTATAAATTTTTTAGCTTTATCAATCGCTAAATTCTTATTATATTCCTCAACTTCATCAATTTTATCTTTACATTTTTTTCTGGCTTCTGTAAAGCCACAGTTGTGTCTTCGTTCATACTCATAAACTGCATCCAATGAATCTCTATAACCATCAAACCAACCAGAACTTATTTCACTAGATATTCTATTTGTTATACTTTTTAAGACAGGATTCATATCAAAATCAAAATTATTATTTTGTAATATCATTGGTTGTTGTTTCAAAATATCCCCATACACAATTTTAGCGTGAACTTCTGATCTTATATATTTTTTCACATCTTCATATGTTTTTACTTCTTTATCCCAAGCAACTATAAAACAACTACTTGAACTATTTGTTACAAAATCTGTTTTAATTTTCAATTTTTATCTCCTCCAATAATCCAACCTTTCTAAATCAATTCTTTTATTATATTGTTCTTTAAACATATCAAAAAATATAACATCATAATCAATATCCGCAGATTGTTTTTCAGTTAAAAAAGTTTTAATAAGTATATTCATTTCTTCATAAAAATGGTCACTAATCATCCTAGATGCGCATATTAAATCAACTCTAGTATTGAACCAATCTTTGAAACAAAACATTCTAAATAAACTTGGTATGTGAATATAAAGACCACCATCATAATTTTCTGGTGGTTTACATATTCTTCTACCGCGCATTTCATTTATTTCTAAAAGAGAATGAAAATAAAAACTAGAAATAACATCCAAAGGTTTATCAATGGAAGAATAAAAACTATAGTGATTACTATAACTCAAAATCAATTCTCCTTACAAATTAAGTGGACATCTATCAGGTTTTATTTCTAACTTCTTTCTAAATAATCTAAACGATTCAGAATTGTTCCATACTTCATATATCGTTTTATCACGAATACTTTCACCGTACTCATCATGATCAGCAAAAGAACATGGAACCAATCTCATATCAGGAGTTATGTATACAGACATTCTGGATGATTCACAAAAATCTATTGCCATTTGTTCAACTTCAGAAAAATTAGCAACTGATGCTACATGGTTGATCATACAGCTGTCCATCCCAATTTTAAATTTCAAATTCTGATTTTTAAGATTTGCAGAAAATTCTTTAAACATAGGATATGAAGGAACCCATCTTCCTAACGACTTGCCACTTCCTTGAGGTTTAAATAATAAAAATACAACAGCATTTAATCTTTCAAAATCAACATCACCATTCCATATATCTTTTCCTTTAAGTATTTCAATAGCACTATCATGTGATTGCGTAGAATAAATAAAATGGATATTCGTTTTTATTCCAGCATCCATAAACATTTTTAGTGATTTATATGTATACGATCTAACATAATCAGAAACTGCTACAGCACCACACATTTTTGATATTTCAACTTGTTCATTAGTTAGATTAATTCCGCTTGTTGTATAGTTTGGAACTACATTATTATTTTTTGAATATTCAACTATTTCTCTGAAATTCTCATGTAAATTTGGATCACCTCTACCACCTAAAGCAATTTGATTTACATGGTGTTTAGTTTCGTCTATAATTTTTTTATAATCTTCTAATTTCATATTAGGTTCATTATTATCACCCTGATAACAAAATGAGCATTTATTTAAACAATGACCCATAATTCCGCAGTCTATCATCGATGGTAATTCTAAAACAAAAGGATCTGGATTATCATCTATGCCGTAAAGAACTTCAACTCCAGTTTTCGTATTAAACAATAATTCATATTTATCGTTCCTGAATGATTTGTCAAAACCTCCAACTACTGCAATTTTAGTATCTGGATCTTTAATGATTCTTACTCTCATTTCTTGATCTTTTTCCACTTTTCTACCAGCCTTTCATGGTGGGGTAGAGTTAACCACCCCACCAAAAAATTAAAGATTATTCAAAAGTTCCTCAATAGAAACTACCTTAATTCCAAGATTTTCAGCTTTCTTTTGCTTACTCGACCCTTTACTTGGATCAGCTACAACTAACACGTCAAGATCTTTTGTAACTTTTTCCCAAATATCATATCCCTTATTTTTAATCAAATCATAATAATAAGATTTCGTCTCATGGAATTTTCCAGTAAAACATATTTTCATCAGGTCTCCTTTTGCTTCAACATTTCTAATGGGTAAAATTTTTAAAAGACGATCAATATATTCTTGATTATCTTTTAAACCATTAAAAAGAACTTTAGCTCTTTCAGGACCAATTCCTTGAATTGCCTCAAATTGATCAATATTATATTTTCTAATTTCTTCCAAAGATCTACCTTCTAACAAATCAGCACTCAAAGATCTTCCTATTCCTTCAAGATTTACAGACGAAAGAATCTGCCATTCAAAAACTCCATTTTCTTTAACTTTTTGAATCTCACCAAAAAGATTATTAGTTGAGGACTCAGCAAATCCTTCTAACGTGATGATATCATCTTTATCTAAATGAAAAATATCAACTAAATTATATACATACAAATCATCTATCATTTTTCTTAGAGTTGGTTCACCAAGTCGTTCAATACCAATTCTAACAACAGCATCCATAAGTTTAACTAAATGCTTTCCCCTACAATCAGGATTAATACATACCATTTCTGGATCTTCATATCTAACATCAGAGTCACAAGCAGGACAATTAGTAATATAAATCCATTCTCTTTCTTGTCCTTGTGATACTCCAGCTGCAAAAGGTATTACATCACCAGCACGTTCAATCTTCAATTCATCTCCTATATGAATATCCATATCTCTTATATTTTTCATATTATGAAGATTGACATTTCGAATTGTAACTCCGCTAACTTCTACTGGTTCTACATTACCAATGGGAGTAATTGTATGTTTACCAACACTCCATGTTACTCCATTCAACTTTGAAAATGCAAATGGATTGGCAAATTTAAATGCTATCTCAGATTTTGAATAATGTCTTGTTGATCCTAATTGTTCTGCATATTCCTGATCATCAATTTTAAAAACAATACCATCAGCAGGATAATCTAACATCTTAATATCTCTTTCAATTATCCTTATTCCTTCTTCTCCAAGATTTTCTATGTCATTTAAATTCAATTTTACACCAAGATGACGAAAATCTACCAGAGTTAATATTTCGCCAACACTATAATCAATATCATCTCTATTTAATATTCCTCCAACTGCATTCCTTTCATTTTTATAAGATTCGCCACCCTTTCTGACGACCTTATTTATATTTTCTCTAAAACTAGATTTTTTAAAAAGAATTTCACCTCTAACATCTTTAGATCCAGTTGTTGAAAAAACTTTTATTAGAGGAAGTTTATCTGATACATCTTCGCCAACAATACCATCTCCCCTTGTAGCCAAAACTCCATCTCTTAAATCTCCAGATACACCATCATATTTTACTTCACTTTTGAACATTTCATTTTTTGATCTAGCAACTTTTCTACACCATTTTACAAGATCTTTAAATGAATATACTTTATCAAGACTCAACATTGATATTTTATGACGAATCTTTTTTTCATTCGTTACTGGAGTATGTACTTTAACTAAAAGTTCATTTGAAGGATCAAGTTCTTTAAGTTCATTTACTAATTTATCATACTCAATGTCAGAAATAATTGGGTCGCTCTTTTCCCAATAAAGTTTATCATGTTTAGTTATTTCTAAAACCAGTTCATCTATTCTATTCATACTATTCTCCTAAAGATTGTTTTACTATTTTAAAATTAATTGTCCATTGTCAATTCTGGGTAATTTTCTAAAAGAAAAAGGTTTTTGTAAAGAAATTAAATTCTCCAAAAATTTTAATTGTTCTTCAAAAATTAAATAAACCATAAAAGATAATTCTCTTGTAGCTCTAATCATTTTACTCTTATCTTTATCACTAAACCAACCCTTAACTTCAAAAATAATTTTATCATCAACTAGAAAATCGGGTATATAAATTCTTTTAATCTCTTCATCAAAATATGGAAATCTCAAACTACATCTACTCCATCGATCTTTAAAGAAATATTCTAAAATATAAATAAATCTTCTTTCATATGAACTTTGATAAAAAATATCATTTATATAACCAGTTTTAAACCTTGATTTCATAGAGAATTTACCATCAATATAAGCTTGAGATATAATTTTTGATTGTTTTTCTCTTTCTTTTGGATCTAAAAACCTTGTAATTGTTCGATGCCGAAGTAATTCTCTTTCTCTTGGATTTCTGAATCTGTTTTTTGTAGAATTGCTCATATTACTTCTGGCTTGTTTAGTCCATTGTTTTTTCCTAACTTTCAACATATGTTCTCTTTTAGTTTGCCACAATTTCTTTGCTGCTAAACTACTACTAATTCTTTTTTTCTCTTTAAAATATGGATCATTATCTAGTTTGTATTTGATAACTTTGTTACCAATCTTAGATGCTCTTCTATTATCTTTTCTTCCTTTCTCAGTATTTTTAGATTCTTTAATACCAGACATCATCTTTTGTCTGATATCTTTATTTAACCAGTTCTTTTTTGCTAATTCTTGTTTCTTTTTAATCTGTTCTTCTGACAAATTAAGTTTTTTTCCTTTATTGTTATGACCTACAATAAATCTATTACCAGGTTTTACTAAAAAACCACAACCGCACTCACAAAATTTTTTCATACCAATACAATCCTCTATTTTTATTTTTGTTCTAACATAGATCGCATATCGTACGACTTTCTAATAGAGGTTTAACTATATCTATACATAATTTATTAATTATAGTTCTGTTTGGTTTATCTGGGAGCGATGATTTTAAATATAATTCTTCAAAATCATCTTCTACATGTTGAAGTTTCTCTAATAAATATTCATAACTATATTTTCCATTTCTAATTTCAATCAAAAAATCAGCATCAGGTCTTGGAAAACTAATCTTACCACTTAAGAGAAGTTCTTCTGTCTCTGAAATCAACCTGAAACAATGCATGCAAAATTTTGTATCATAACCAAATTTTTTCTCCAGTATAGCTCTATCTGGATTTCTATTCTTTTTCCAGTTTTGATAAGAATTCCATTCCCTCATTGAGTTACTATAAGCTTTCTCTCTATCAAGAGCCTCAATCAAATTATCAGAAACAGTCATTATCTTTGAAACTGCATTATAGTCTATATTAACCAAATTTTGAATTGCAGAAATATAAGATACTGTTTCTTCCATTTTTTCTAACTCAACTGCTAATTTATGATGTTTTCCTATTTGTTTTAAATATGTAGATAATAATGCATTAAACGCTCCGATCTGATCTTTTGGTAGTAATGATTTGTTTTCAGGAAGACCATAATCACTTCTATTTGGTTGTTTCTTCGGCGGGTTTAATAACCAACTTCTATGTCTTTGTATTCTTTTTAACTGTGAATTAGCATATCCAAAAAAAGTATGTTTGCATTTTTTAGAAACAAAATACCTTCTATTTAAAATAATATCATCCCACTCTTTAGTTTTATGAAGGATAAACTCATCTGGTATGAATAAAAACTCTATAATATTTGGATTATTATCAAGTGTTAGAATGAGAAATTTTCGAATTTCATAAAACTCAAGATCTACTACGTCATCTTTGGGTTGTTCTACTCGATTCAAGAAACCATAAAAATATTCCTCGCTTGGAATAAACACACCTCTTATATCTGTATCAGATAATTCTGTATTTGTTCCATAAAGATGACTTCCTGTTATAAATTTAGATATTAGTTTAAAATTATTCGGTAGATTTAACATTAACCTTCTCTTTTTCTTTCTCAGATGTTAAATCTACTGATGAATGTAAATCACCATTCTGTTTTCTTCCCGTTTTCGAATACATGTCTTTCCAAAATTGCCAATCACACAAAGGACCATCTACTCCAAAAACTTTTCTCATTTCTTCCATATCACCTACTGTAAGTTCGTCAATAAATCGGAGTAATGTCTCTGGTTTATCAGATGGTTGTATCCTGCAAAATAGTACTTTAATAAAATCTAGAATAACTTTACTAGATACATCATTTACATAGAAATCTATCTTGTAACCATATTGAGGATGATCATCTTTTTTGCTTAATGTTAAATCAGCAATCAACCTCTGTAAATCCTTATCAATAGCACCTTCTGATCTTTTTCCTTTCATTTTCATTTTAAAACCTCTCTTTAACTAAAATTTTTAAAAACAAATTACGATGACGATGCACCTCTAGGCGGGTACATTCCTCCTGTAGAATCAATACAGTACCCTCATATAAAAAACCATCATTGACGTCAGTGATTCTCTGACTTTTATATATTTGAATCATCGTAAACTTTTCATAGAATCTCCAATTTCAAATACTTAAAAACTAATTGTTTAAGGTTATATATATTATTTAGTTCAGGAACATCAACAACATTTTGAAGCAAGAATTTTAAAATATCTCCGATGAGTTTTCCTTGAGGGATACCAGTTATTTTCATAATATCATTACCATTTAATTTCAAATGTTTAAAATTATTTGGTGGTTCCCTCGTTAATTCAGTTCTAATATCAGAAATAAGTTCTCTTGCTTTTGACAACTCATAATTTCCACGAAACAAATTTGACTTTCTATCAGAAAATTTCAATCGCACAATATCCTTATAATTAATTCCATGATCAGCTAATGCTTTAAGAGTTCTTCTAATTGATTTTGGTGATCTAAAATCTCTCATATGTAACTCGTTTATAAATGATACATAATTAGTATCGTCGTTAGAAAATCTAAGATGTTCTAATTCCTTTCTAACTACAACAGCTCCAGCTTTTTCATGACCAGCAAAATGAAACTCTCTTGTTTCTATATCTTGACACGCTGTTATTACTTTACCAATGTCATGAAGGTATCCACCAAGTCGTAACAATGGATATTTTTTTGATATATTATCTCCGCACATCATACTGTGTGTAAATATATCTTCATTATGATATGGTCCATGATCATGATCAAAACACCTGTCCAAAGTTGGAAAAATATACTTTAAAACATCGATCTCATGAAGAGCTAAAAAGAATATAGATGGTTTTCTATAATTCATACTTTTTAAAATTTCAATTTGAATTCTCTCCACATCAATATACTTTTCAACAAAGTAAGAATATTTCTTTAAAGCTTCTTTAGTACCTTCATCAAACTTACCTTCTATAAGAGCTAAAAATCTACAGGCTCTTATAATTCTATTTGGATCTTCATAAATGCGTTTTTCAGGATTACCTACAAACCTGATTACCTTATTTCTTAAATCTTCTTTCCCTCCAAATCTGTCAATTATTTCTCCAGTATATTGACATCTTGCCATAGCATTTATTGTAAGATCACGACGAGATAAATCTTCACCTATTGTTTTAGCAACTGAAATTTCAACATTCTTATCACTCAATCCAAAATATTTATCAGTTCTAAAAGTTGCTACTTCTACACCATCCACAAAAACAACTTTAAATGATTTACCTACCGTTTTAATTTTTTGTTCTTTGAATAGTTCTTCAATTTCATCTGAAGTTGCAGATGTAGCAATATCTATATCCTTTGCTTCTACACCTCTCAAAAAATCCCTAACAGCTCCACCAACTACATAGGTTTCAAACCCATTTTGGCAAAGCCTATCAACTATGTATTTTGGTGTTGCTTCCATTTTAATTCTCCTTTATATATTTTCTAACTTCTGACTCATCTTTTATTTCTTTACAATAACGATATGCCCATTTAGACTCTGTTATATATTTTCTAACTTCTGGTATGTCTTTAACAACTTTACAATAATAATATGCCCACATAGAAACTGTTATATATTTTCTAACTTCTGGTATATCTTTGACATTTTTGCAATAATAATATGCCCATTGAGAATCTGTTATAAGACTTCTAATGTTTAGATCATCTTCAACATAATAACAATAATTATATGACCATCCTGATATTTCTCTGGAATCTAACCACATTAATTTTCTCCTTAAAAAATAAAACAAACTCTATTCATTTGTTATTAATATATATAGAAAACAGTTACAAAAATAAACGAACTACTTCGAAAATCAGAACAAATTATAAAATAGTAGTTTTAGTAAAAAAGAGTTAAAATGGACATAAATAAATATCTAAACAAAATTCAAAAAGATGAATCATTGTTTCCGATGGATTCTTATAAAGATGAAAAAAAGAAAAATAATATAATTAGAACTATGTATCCAGAACAAGTAAATCCAAATATACCAATTAGAAAAAGAGCTATGATTGATTTTGATGGAGTTATAAGTCAGTATTTGAACGGTTGGAATAATGGAGTATTATCAGACGACCTCATGATAGGAGCAAAAGAATCAATAGTCGAACTAAGAGAAATGGGTTACGAAATAGTAATCTTTACTACTAGAGCATCTAAAGTTCATATGGTTAAACCAACTGCTGAAGAACAAATTGGTGCTCTAAAAGTTTGGTTAAAGAAACACAATATATATTACGATAGAATTACAGCTGAAAAACTAGGAGCTACATTTTATATTGACGATAAAGGTATCAGGTTTTCTGATTGGAAAACCACAATGAAACAAGTAAAGGATATCAACAAGAACGTAAATATGGAGGATTAATTTAAAATGAAATATTCATTCTCAGAGTTAGGCCAAAACATCCTTACTCGTAAATTCGGCGGAACTACTGTAGGAGTTGCCGACCCTTATACTACTGGTTATCATTTTATATGGTTTGAAAGAATTCCAGTAGGAATAGTTGAATACACTAAACTCGGAATTAGTGGAATTTCACAAACTTCTGAAATTCAAAATATTTTAGCCGCTTCCTGTTTATCTGTTACACCTCCCGGTGGAACTTTAAATAAAACAGAGTTTACAGGACTTGGTGGTGTAAAATGGGCAGTGCCATCTAATGTGGATTATGGAAATACTGTTTCTATTAAATTTCTAGAGTTCAACAAGACACCTATTCTAGATATTATGCATAGTTGGGTTAAAATGATTAGAGATTATAGAACTGGTGTTACTGACTTGGTAGATAATGATGATGGTAGCGGTTATACAAAAGCCACATATGCTGGTTTAATGTATTACTGGACAACAGCACCAGATGCAAAAACAATAGAATATTATGCATGTTATGATGGAATGTTCCCAGCAAAAGACCCACAGGACTTATATTCAAGTGATGTAGAAACAGTCGGAAGACTGGACGTTGAAATTGAATTTAATATTGACTATGCTTGGCATGAACCATGGGTAAGAACAAAGTGTCAAACATTCGCAGAAACATTTTATTCAGCAAAAGATATAATTAAAGCCTATGGTACAAAGTAAGTGGTTAACATATAACTTTCCACTACCTTGTTAATTTAAAAAAGGAGACATATACCAATGAACATCAATAACTTAAAAATAACTTGTGGCGAGATCATTGTTAACGCAAAGTTGACGAAAGAATCTAAACTGCAACTTTTAAATTTTGTACAAGTAGAGGCTGATGAACACCAACTAAAAGTATTTTTACTTGATGGTGAAATTATAACAAAATCAGATGACGAAGCAAAAGAAATCATTGATCAACGATTTGAACAATCAAAGTTTCATTCTTATTTTTTAGCGAAAGCCCAGTAGGCATTATTTCAGGAATGTCTGTATTTGCTCAGCCAACCTGGGCAGCTTGGAGAGGGTTAAAAGGTTTGCATAATAAAAAAACTATACAATGTAAATCCATTACAAACTCAAAGAAAAAACGTTTATGTTTAGATTCTGCTAATACTGAACTTTATCATAAAGAATTAGAAATTATAAAACGAGTTATTTCTCAAGATTGTCCTCAAAATAAAAATGAAGATCTTTGTAAAAAGAAAGGACAAAACGCAATTAATAATGTACAACAAAAATTAGTAAGATTATTAAACAGATCAAAACAAAGACGATTAAAGGGATTGTATAGATATTAAGGAGATTATTACAATGGATAGAAAAGAGTTACAACTATTATCAATGTATATAGTTAGTGAGTCAGATAAATCAAAATTATCAAAATTACAATTACTAAATTTTGTAATGGAAGCCTCAGAACATCAATTAATGACTTTTATTTTAGATGACCAAATTATAAAAACTGACGAGATAAGTGAGCAAATAATAGAAGCAAGATTCAAAGTTATGGAAGCTGGAGGTAGAGTTGCTAAATTGAGGAAATCATATTCAAGTTTAACAGGTGTAGGATTTCCAGTTATGTGGTCTCTATATAGAAAAATAAGATCTATATACGATGTGTGTACCAAACGATGCGGCAAATTTGAAGTTAATACTTCAAGACGACAACATTGTATGCTTAAATGTAAAGTTGAAAAACATAAAGCTCAACTTGTTGCTGCTAAAAAAGCAAAAAATGATAAAGAAACTCAAAAGGCTAAAACAAACCTTATGAAAGCTAATGCTGCTCTTCAAAAATCAATAGCTTCATTTAAATCTCGTGGAGCGGAAGAATAAAATTTTTGTAAAAAGTAGATAGAAAACAAATTTGAAAGGAGATCAAACTAATGCCATTTACAGGATTTAATGTAAAATATCCAGAATACGAGGTAATCACACCTCAAACAAAATTATCATTCAATGTTAGATCATTGAATGTACAAGAAGAAGAAAGATTAAAAGGAAGTCTGATGACTCCAACAAAGGTCACAGAACATTTAAATAAATGTATTTATGATTCTATTGTAGTTAAACCAGAAAGCATTCCTGATTATAATACATTTTTAAAAGTAGTTACATTAAAAGATCGTGATGCACTTCTATATGGACTTTACCATATTACTTACGAAGAAATAAGAAATTATGAAATTAAATGCGGAATATGTGGAAAAAAATATCCGGTGACTGTTAAAGCATCAAGTACATTTAATTTTACTCCATACCCATTAGATAACATATTAACCAAAAAGAAAAAAGTTGAATTACCAGTTAGTACAGGAGTTTCAGCTTTTATAAAACAACCATCTCTACATGACGAAATGACCGCTATAAGAGAATTATCATCAAGACCTGGAAGTTCAATTGATATAATTATAGAAACATTAATTATAGATAAATTTGAAGAAGATGTAGAAGCTAAAGCAGAATCTAAAATTTATAATGATCGAGTTGACATAATTGATGCTTATCTAACTCTTCCTGCAAAAGATAAAAGAGAAATACATAAACACTATTTAGAAGAGTTTGGAAAATATGGTATTGAACTTAAAATGAAAACATATTGTCCAGAGTGTTCACAAGAAGAAGAAATTGATATAGACTTGGTGGATAACTTTTTTCGAGCAGTGTATTCAGCATAACGGCATATCTGAGTATAAACGTAATTTAGCCGAAAACATATATTCTTGCATGGAGTTGAGTAAACAATCATATGGAGAAACTATGTTTATGCCAGTTAAAAAATTTTATGATTACTTAAAATGGAAGTCTGAGTTAGAAGAATCAAAACAAAAACAAATGCAAGAAGAAGCTGCGAGGAAGTAAAATGGCAAATATATTAGATAGATTTAATATAAGTGTAGTAGGTTCAGAAGGTAAAATATCTGACTACACTTCTACTATTGGTCCAAGCGGCGATTTCAGACGAGTTAGTGATTTAGAAGCAATTATTCTCTCTTGGAATAACATCCTGTTAACAGCAACGAGGACATATACTCACGATCCTGAGTATGGAAGTGATTTATATAAATTCGTTTTTGACCCAGCTGATAACTATACAGCATCTAAAATTAAAGATGAAGTAATGGTCAAACTCCAAAGATATGATAATAGAGCAAAAATTTTAAACGTTGATGTTAGGTTCTTAAATAACAAAAAAGGATTTACTGTTTCAATAGACGTAAATTATAAAGGCGAAACTTCTCAATTAGGTGTTACCATTGACGAATCATTATATTTTAGATTTATGGAGGCTGCTGATTAATGCAAAAATGGGTAAGAACTCCAAGCTGGGAAGCATTATATGGATATATTCATGAATATCAAAGATTAGTTTATGAATATTACAGTAAACATGCTATTGGATTTCTAACAACATATTATCATATAAATAAAGATGAAACAATATGGGAAGATGAAAATGTATTTGGTGGATCATATGAACAAGTTGGAGAACTAACTGGAATTAAAAGAGATAAAATACTACTATTACCAATCTATTTTCCAGATGAAATAACAACTTCATTTGACGGTCAAGATATTGGTCAAGTTAAAGAAAATATAACAAATATAATCTTTCCTAGTTCCTACGGAATTACACCTCTACCTCATGATATCATAAAATTAGAACAAACATTCTTAAGATCGACAAATGATATATATCCAATTTTTCAAGTCACTGGAGTAGAAATACATCCAAACACTGACAAACGTTATTGGAAGTTAAAACTAGAAATAATGCAAAGCCGCACAACAACCGAAATAGATCAACAAGTTATTAATACTCACGTATTCTTTGATTATGACAAAAAAATTCATACTTTATCTGATACTGAATTCTTAACAAAACTTTTATCAAAAAATAGTTCATTAAAAAATACATTAAAAGATTTGTTTGATGAGAATTCAGGATTCTATCTAATGTAAGGGAAAATAAAACATGACAATATCCACTGAAATATACGCATCAAGAGATTCTATACGAGCTCAAATCACAGATTATATAAAAGAGTATCTTGAATTAGAAGGTGTGGATCTTACGAAATCATCTTTTCTTAGTTTCATTATTGATGTTGTTTCTACTTTAACAGGAAATTTGATGTTTTATCAAATGTCAACTTACCGCGAGTTCTTTCTTACTAAAGCCCAACTTGCTGAATCAATCTTGAACCTTGGTGCATTTTTAGGATATAGCCCTTCAGATGCAGAATATTCTACAGCTAATGTTCTTGTTACAATACCTCTAACATTTACAGATGCTAGCGTAAGTTTTGATATTGCATCAGGTTTTAAATTTTACGCAGGTGACATTCAATTCACAACAGATTATACTACAACAATAGAAATAACAAGTAACTCAACAGTGGTAATTACATTAGTAAAAAATAATAAAAAATATACCCTTGCCTATACAAAAACATCTGATGACTTTTCATTCGTACTACCTGTGAATCAATATCAACCAGATATTCAGGAATTTCAAGTAGATTCAGATTTAGACAGATATCAATTTGTAACAATTGATGTACCAATATCTGGAAAAATATCTACTATAACAGTAGAGGTAAAAAATCCAGGAGATCCAGCATTTACAACATGGACAGAATATGATAGTTTATATTTAATGTCTGATTCTAATCAAGGATATGTTCGAAGAAGAACAGATTCTGGAGTTAGATTATATTTTGGAAATGGATTAATAGGAGTTCAGCCTGCTGCAGGTGGTACAGTTCGAATAACTTCTAATATTACACAAGGAGCTGCTGGAAATGTAATAGCTGGTAGTATAAAAACAGGAGATAGACTTTATAATGAAACAGATGCTGGAGTAACACAAATAGTCAATTATACAGTTTTGAACGCAACTTCTGCAAGTGGTGGAGAAGATGAAGAATCTCTAGAAGAAACTAGAAGAAATGCAATTGCTTCAATAACCACTCTTGGAAGATTAGTTACTGAAAACGACTATTCAAATGTAGATGTAGTAGTACCCACTTCACCATTATCTCAAAATTCAATTGCAGTATTAAAAAGATCAGACTTAAAAATAAATGATATTCAACTATTTACATCATTGTTTTTTGGAACAGATCCTGATGATATTACTCAACAATTAATAGTTCCTACAAGAAACGCTTCTTTTATAACTGGTAGAACAGAAACAATTATTCCAAGGTTAACAACTGTTGTTGTTGATAACGTTAATTACTATACACTTTTCGATCTAGTAATAGACCTTATAAATTCTGCAGCAAATTATTATTATACTGTTGACGAAACAGAACAAACTCCAACTTTAATAACAAGCTATGTTTCAGACTATAATATATTTGCTGACAATTTGGTAGTAGAAAAAATAGGGAATGCAGGCAAATTTAATTTACATTATCATTCTACAGAATTAGATGTTGCCTTAGCAACATGTGAAATGGAAGTTAGTTCAACAGGTGTTACATATGATATGACTAACGACTCAACAGCATCAGAATTTTCCTATTCTGTAAGTCCATATACTTTTATTCCAGAAGGTCAAGAAACTTACTATTTTACAATAAAAGATCCATCCTTAAATAATGTGTCTAGATATCAAAATTCGATAGTTTTTAGGCAAAATTTAGATGATTTTATGTTATCAAGTATTGTAGATGATTCAACTTCTTATATAACAATTTATGATATACCAGTAATTAAACAATCATATTACGATGGTATAGAAACAAGAGAATTTGAAAGTCAAATATTACAATCATTATTAACTACTCTTGATTTTACATCACATAGAATGTTAACAGATTTTACAAATTTAAAATTTTCAAACACAACTGGCGTGCTTAAAAACATGCAGCATAATATAATAACAAAACCAACAGTTATAGATGTTGTATCTAGTCTTCCAGCAAATCCTTCTATAGATGATAAATATGCATTATCAGACGCTGCTACATCTTACGCTGGATATATAGCAACATGTACAGACGCCACAGCAATAACATGGCATTATTTAGTACCAGCATCAGACGATATTATTAATGTAACAAATAAAGGATATAAATATATATATTCAATGAAAGGTTGGATACCAGTACCAAATTATACGATTCCATTAGAGATCGAAATAGAAGTTTTTAAAGAATCAGATACAACTCTAACAATATCAGGAATTTCTCAAAGTATAAAAACTGCATTGATAAGTGCTTTTAGTAGTAGGTTTGGGTCTAATGTTTCAATATATAGATCTGAAATTATAGATGTTATACAAGGAGTAGATGGAGTAGATCATTGTAGACTAATAAGACCCGTAACAAGCATATTTTTCAATTATGATATTGATGATTTTACACAAACAGAATTGCTAGAATACGGTCCTGAATTTGTTTATTTTAGAGCTGCAAATATTACAGTTAGAGTCGTGGGATAACGATGGAAATATTACTATCTAAAACAAAAATAAATATAACAAAATTAAAATCAGAGATGATTAAAGCAGCTGGTTATAGTCTTTCTAGTTTATCAGAACCTTGTTATAAACCAAAAACAAAAAAACATTATTTTACTTTTTTAAATCTTACCGGTCTGAAAGAACAAGATATTAAAGAATTTACAAAAAGACAATGGAGCGGAAGAAAAGAATCAAAGTTTAAACTTCATAATGATCCAAAATCAAATTTCTATATTTTTCTAATGTGGTATTTCTTGAATCAAAGAGATCAAATTGGGTTTAGAACAACAATGTTATTTTTTGTTATTCGACACTATCGAGCACTTCTAGATAAACATATTAAATTTTGTAATGAAGATATATTTAGATATGCTTTAGAACACATAACAAAAACACATTTATTCGCAAGAGAAAAAACAATTGGTAATGCTATGTATCATATATCAAATGAGATGATCAGGAGATATACAAGATCTATGACAGAAAAAGACATAGACCAAATATCAAAATTTATACAGGAATGTAGACATAGAATTTCGCAAAGTGTTAAAAGTTTTGCTAATACATATTATGAAGCAGTAAAACAAGGTGGGAAAATAAAAACACAAAATGAACCTGTTGATGATGAAGAGAATTCTTTTCAATATGAAAATATGAAAAAAGATGAAAGAGCTGTAGAAGAAGTAACAAAGAAAATAACAGTATATCAAATAGTAGATAAAATTGCTCAAGAAAACGCAAGAAGAATAACAAAAATCAATAGTTCAATTGCCACGATGATTGTTAATAAAGTAAATAACGTAAAACATACAGATACTATAAGATTGATTTTAAAATTATTTGTAAAGGATTTAAAAAACGTTAATCAGATATGTGGAGATGATTATTATACATATGTTAGATCTCTCATGTCAATAAAAAGAACGATATCCCAGGTGTATTTCAAACAACAAGTAAATATATTATTAATGAAAGTTTTAGCAGATATGAAATATCAAAATAAATATAACAACTTCACATCCCAAACACAATTTCTCATCAACCTTTTTCTCGCCTATTATTTAACTATGATTTTTCGAAATTCTATTTGTTAAGCTAAACCAATCAAATCATTGGATGCTTTTAAAGATGCAGCTTTCGTTATCACATCAACATCTACTCTGGCTTCATCTCCTTCGATAAGTGTTGGAGATGATGATCTTGGTTGAATTAATGCTAGTCTTGGAGGTGATAATGCATTTTCAAAAGTTCTATTTGGAGATATTAATTTTGGTGCAGTTGTACCACCACCTAATTTAGCAGCTGTGTTATATACAGGTTCTACCTCTTTATCCTCTAATAAATTTTGTAAATAAGATCTAATGGTAGGTCTGTTTGTAATATTAGCATCTCCCTCTTCGATCAACATACTAGTGTATAAACTAACAAAGTCAAGTCTTACATCAACCATCCCAAGTCTCTGATTATATGCAATTGCTTGTTGATCTCCTCCTTTAATGACAGTAACATTTGTTATAACCCCAGGATTTAATTCCCAAATCCCAGGAACTTTAACCCTATGAAAAAATGGCCAATTATAAGTATAACCATCTTGTGATCTAGGAATAGCTAATGTAAGAATGGCAGCAAGTGGACCCACAATATGTTTTAGAGTAGATTCATAATTTCCAGGTTTTGGATTATATAACCTAATAGTAACAGTATAAGAAGGACTAAAACCACTATTTCTCCAAACCTGTGGAAAGTCGACTCTGTTTCCAGCTAACATTTTATTAACAACATTACCAGCAATAGATGCGCCAGCTCCGGCTGCTCCGCCTCCTTTAGAAAGTTGTTGTTGAATTTTTTCTGCACCTTCAACAAAACTGGTAAGACCCTTTCCAGCAACATCAAAAACTTTTCCGGCAGCTCCACCCAGGTTGCTCATTCCTGAAATTATATTTCCATATTGTTTAAGAGCTTCAGTTCCTGTCCGCGCACCAGTCATCTGTGCAAGTTGTGACATCCCTTGGCTAGCAACATCAGTAAATTTTTGTAAGAAAGTCTCTCCATAGTCATTGGTAAACGTATCCGTCGGGAAGTTATCAGCAAGAAAAGCAATTCTAAGAGGATGTTCAATTTTAAAACCTAAATTATTAAGAATTTTATCATATGTTTCAATATCATCTTGAACAGTAAAAAGTGTCAGTCCAGTTTTAAATGAAGGTTTCGACGGTCTAATCTCCATAACCGGCATGGAATTCTTTATCATGTGTGTACTTACAAAATTTGATGGCGGTAAACCAAAAATTCCATAAGGAGGATCTAACTTTCTTACATATGCATCATTTGCCATTATTGATCAATCTCCTACGATAAGTTACATTTTAAAACTTGTGCTGCAAAATCATTTCCAGATGAAAAACTTCCTCCTCCAGACCCCATTGAATCTGCTATTGTAGATGCCATGTTTGAATTTGAATTTGCCATTAAATTAGAATTATAAACCATTGCGTTATTAATTTGTACTTGACCCTTTTCAATCTGAGAAGCTATATCACCTGTCTTCTTTCCAAACTCACCAGCAGCATATTTACTTTCAGCCATTCGAGATGCAACATCTCTCTTTGCAATTTCAGATCTATCAATAAATCTTTTTGTAATAGCTTCCGTAACTTCTGGCGGTAATGGAATAACTGCTTCGCTTGCATGTAAATTTGCTAATGTAGATCTTGTTGTTATTCCTCCTTTAGCCATACCCGCAGCTTTTTTAAGAGATTTCCACCATGAAGGTTTGTCTTCTTTTGGTTTAACAATAGGTTCTAATCCTTGACCGTCCTCTTTCTCTTTCTCTTTACTCCACTTCATTATTCTACCAATAAGAGGTATATTCTGAAGTTTCTCCATAGTCCAATCTTTAGCCTTTGTAACCAATTCAACCATTTTTCTTATAGGCCATGTTATAAGGTCAACAATATTATCTATTTTTACATTCAAATCTTTTATAATATTATCCCACTTCTCATGAATTTTTTGTTTGAACGTATCTTTCAGTTCTATTATTTTTGTAAAAGGCCATGAAAGAAATGAACTTATTTTTTCTTTTACAGAATTCAAATCTTTTAAAATATTATCCCACTTCTCACTAATTTTTTGCTTGAACGTATCTTTTAGTTCTCCTATTTTTTTAAGTGGCCATATAAGAAAAGAAGATATTTTTTCTATGAAAGAGGGTCCTTCCTCTTTTTTAAGTTTTTCAAACAATTTTTCTTTTGCAAGCCAAGAGTCATCTCCAGCTTGAAACCATCTACCAATTATAGGTATACTGCTTAATTTTAATTTTGTCCATTGTTTAAGTCTTGATAATAGTGAAGAAACTTTTCTAAACGGCCAAGTAACAAAATCAACTATGTTTCCAGGCAAATTCCATATAAATTTAATAGAAGCAGATACACCTCTGTAAATAGTTTTGGTTGATTCACCTAACCATGTTCCAAAAGCTGATAATTTTTTAACAATTTTCCAAGCAAGTTTATAAGGATATGTAATAATTGCTCCTATTTGTTTCACTTTATTAAACACCCAAGAACCTTCAATTCTTTCATATACCCATTCTTTTACTTTTGTCCATAATGAATGCACAGCAGTAAAAGGTAATTTTATAAATCCCCAAGCAACTTTATACCAGCTATCTCCTTGTTCATGAACTTTGTCATAAACCCATTTACCTAAACCACCTTTTTCACCAAAAGCTTTATCAATAACTTTATTAATTAATGTTCCTATTCCATATCCAGCTGCACCAGCTCCAACAGCAGCTAATGACCAACCAGCAATTGTAGCTCCTGTAGCACCAAGAAGTCCACCAGCTACTTTTCCAATACCTCCAAATGCTTTACCAAGAAGACCACTACCAAGACTAAAAATACCAGTAGCAATAGCAGGAAGCCACCTACCAATAAGCGAACTTACAGATGTTAACAAAGGTTGAATAAAAGCAAAACCCATCATAAGAAGTTTCCAAATAAATTGTCCACTACTTTTTAATGTTTTTCCTAGTTTTGTAACTCCTTTACCCATCCAACTTATAGATCTTCTTGTTTTCTTTAGCTCTATTATTTGATCTTTTTGAAGTGGGGCTAAAAGCTTAACCTTTTTTGATGTACTGCGTGTATTTTCTTCAATCAGTCTTATATCGTTTGCCATCTGATCTGGCCCTGGTAGCAAATTTGATTTTTTTCCCATTGATAATTCTTTTTTCTTGCCAGGAGTGAGCATTTTAAATACTCTAGAAATTAATCTAGAAGTTCCACTTTCTTGTTTTTCATAACCACTTTCTTGTAATACAAAATTATTTAATGCTCCTGTATTTCTAATTAATGTATCCATTCTTGGCATTAACCTTGTATGAATTGCAGCTAATATATTAGCAATCTGACCCATTGCGTTATCTGTGGATGTAGCTTGTTTTATATCTTTTGTATACTTTCCTTTTGCAGCAAATAATAGTTTGAAAGGCCAACGAATCATTCTTCCAAACATTTTTGATGTTGACCATAAACCTTTAGTAAGTCCAATAAGTTTTCTAAATATTGGATGCTTCCACATTATTGATTCCCAAGCAAACTTAAATCTCCCAGGTGTTTCAGATATAGCTGCTTGTAATTTTTCAGTAGCCATAAGCATTCTGAATTCCCAACTTTTACCGTATTTTCCTCCCCATATACCAGTAACAAAATCTTTTATAACTCCCTTTCGATTCATCTTCTCTTTTTGGAAATAGTTTCCATACATCTTCATATTAGTAGATAAATCTTTTAATGTTGTAAGTGTTTGCTCCTGTACATCTCCTCCTTTACCTTTTTGTTGTTCACTAAATTTGGATAATACTTTATCTATAGGAACAATAACTTCTGCAGGATGAACTTCTGCAACACCACCCTTTTCTACGTAACCACCAGTCTGCATTTTTGGTGGTGGTTCTTTAACTCCTTTAGAAAATAAATTTTGAACTTTTGATGCAGCGGCAGAAGAAATATTTTTTAATCCACCACCAACAGATGATATTGCAGAACTAAATGTTTGTTTAATTTTTGCGGCAGCTGATTTAAACACATCAGTTTGCATAAACTTAGCAGCAAAATAACCAAAAATTGGAGTAGCCTTTGCAAGACTCATAGCCATTAAATTTTCTCTATTAATACTTATATCTTCAGATATAGCTTTTCCATATTGACCAACAACATTCTTAGCAGAAGTGGCTGTATCTATCGTTATTCTTTTCATTCCAGTTGCTAACGATCCAACAGCTCCGCTTATATGTAACAGAATCTTATTAACTGCAGGAGCCATTGCTTCAATTTCAGGAATAGTAGAATCTTTAATTCCTTTCAATTCTTCACGAACTACTCTTTGTTTTTTAGATATTTTACTAATTTCATTAGACATCTTATTAGTATCTAGAATAGCTTGTTTCTCCATTTCAACTATTTTAGAAGAAAGACTACTAATTCTACGTGAACGTTCCACTCCCTCTTTAGAAGTTTGATCTAACATTTCTCTTGTGTTAGGCGGGATTTTTGCGTCTATATCGTCGGCCATTAATTGATCTCCGTTGGATTACTACATATCTATTTTTTTTGAGATTTAACTTTTTCTTCTGCTTTCTTAATTTCGTTTTTTGCCGCTTCGATTTTCTTTTCTGTTTTATTAATCTCTAGTTTTACTTTTAAATCACATTCTTTTGGATCTTTTGCTTTATTACATAATGAAATTTTATCTTTTAAAAACTTTAGTTTTTCCTCATAAGCATCTAATCTTACATTTGCTGCACATAACTCAAATTCAGATTCAACATTTTTAAATTTAATGCATTTTCTATATTGCTTACTAACAGTAAGCATAAATACTTCTATAGCCATGCCTATAATTGCCATTGCTCCAACAATAGCTAAATATGCAATAAGTGTAGCAAGACCAGCAGCCCCAAGAACAAGTTCATTTAGTCTTTGCTCAACAATCTCTTTATGTTTATTATTAGATTCTTGAATTGTTTGGTCAATATCAGACTCACTTATCATTCTTCCTGTTATTAATAAATGAAAAATTTGTTCTTTAGAAGCAGTTTCTACAAAATTCATTAACTCTATTTTTTCAGATTCATTAAGATTTGTTTGTTTAAGAATATAAATTAATGTCCCTATTTTCATATCTAATATTTTCATTAGAACTCCTCCAAAAAAATAATCGTACCTTATGTATATTTGTTCTATATTATTCACTATCATAAATAAAAGATGGGATTGTTTCTTATATTCCTAGTGCGCTGGCCGCACCGTTTTTAATACTACTTATATCCAATTAGTCAATCCACATCATAGTTCCATCAGGTTCATCACCATCATACTCTTGACCACGAATACAACCATTTTGATGATAAACTATATACATACCAAAAGGATCTTCTAGGTATTTTTCCTGTTTTGGAAGTTCAACAATAATTCCTTCATTCTCTCGTAATAAAAAACTAAGCGCTCTCCCCATACATCTTCCAGATGTTTGCAAACCTTCTATATCATCTGGACTTCCGTCTTCATACATATATCCCGGTTCACACATAATATTCTCCTTACCTATTTGGAATTTCATCCATTATTTCCCACGGAAATACAATCCACTTATCAGTTACAACTACATAAAAGGTTGGTTTAATTGTAGACCTTTCCTTATAGTATATTGTAGCTGTAGCCCGACACATTCCAGCAACTTTTTCTAAGGTGACTCCTGTATCTGCTATATCATCAACTATTAATAATTCTTCTCTTTTATGGCCTGCTAAATTTGTTACTAAGGGTAATTCAAGATTGTGAGATAAATGAACTCCTATTGGATAACCCCCTCTTGGTATTGCATAGATTGCTTTAAGATCTTGGATAACATCACTATCTTTTATCATATAAACTAGTTCATTTACATAAATTGAGTATTGGACGTATGATAAAGGTTCTTTAATATTTTCCATTCTATATTCTCCTTTCTTAATTATGTTCTCCTGACATAAATTCTCTTCCACAATCTTTACATTGTTTTATATAGTCAAATGATTCAACCGCTATAACGTCAGTGCTCCCACATTTAGGACATTTGACTGGTTTGCCGTTTTCTATGATCATAATACTCCTTTTTTTAAAAACATATCATCTAGTTTCTTTCTGGTTTTCTTATTAAACTTTAAGTTCTTTCTATTCTTAGTATACCACACCACAGCAGGAGTAGGATTTTTGATAGATTTACTTGCTCCTTTCCAATCACCAAGCATCTCCTTAAAATATTTATTTGGAATCTCTCTACTATGTTCTCCATCACTAGTAGATAATATCCACCACTGCCAATGATGTTTATTTCTCTTTAAATGAAGAAATAAAGCAAACTTAAATTTCTCATCTTTCATATTCCGAGTGCTATAATAACCAGTCTTATCTCTTCCTGTATTCATACCGTCAGAACCAGGACCAAAAAAGTGATCAGCATACGGAAAAAATTCACTTGGTCTAAACTTACTACAGTCATGAATTATTCCTAACCATGGAATACCCAGTTTACAACATTCTATAAAAACATAGTATTTATGCTTTAATATATAATGAAGATATTTAAAGTATTTAGTCATTTTATATTCCTTAAACTAGTGATCAGGTAGTAAAGGGTTTCTCCACCTATTTGACCATTGTTTATATATCACTTTAATTATTTTTTTAAATTTAGCCATCTACTAAATCTCACTCCTTTCAAATTATTCATAATAGTTTGGTTTACAAATTTCTTTTATCATTTCAATATAAAGTTCAACTCGTTCTTCAAATGGTTTTCTATTTGGGTTTTCAACTGTAATACTTTTCTTAACTCCCATTACTAACATTCCATGTTCAAAGGAACTATCTTTATCATCAATTCTAATACCATCATCTCTAGATTTAAAACCACCAACTTTTAACCGACTTAAAGGAACAAGACCAAATTTCTCTTCTCCCATCTTAATTAATTTTTTATCTAATTTATCAAGCTCACTATAAGTAAATAAATAAAAACTTTCTTCATCATCTTCGTGTAATGTAACTAAACAATCTTTTCCGTATTGATATAGTAAGTCCATATTCTCTTTTAAAATCTTATCTTCATGAGATGGTTTCTCATTAGAATCATAGCCTTTATTATAATAGCCCCTGTTTGGAACCTCTCCCCAGAAATTAGATCTTCTAGAAAGATTAAATCCAGTTGGATTAACTAAAGGAAGTAAAGATAAATTTACAGAAGTTGAATATAAATTAGATTCTAAGAAGTTAACGATAGACCAAGGGCCGGAAGATTCATCACCATGGAATCCTGCCACAATAAGAACTTTAGGTTTTGGTGTTAATACTTTTGGGTGGATAAACATAATTGGATGTTCTCTGGCATAACCAAATTCTTTAACTTCAGTATTGGTAGGGATAACCTTATTTAATCTGGAGAAGAATTCATCGATATCATAGTTATAGTTTGATTCTGCATTTTCTTGTAATCTATGAAGATAGTTTTCTAGTATCATAAGTTCTCCTCCTAGTTACGATTTTTATTCTCCTTAAAGAAGTGTGTCTATTACGAATGTTACCATTAATATAACTTCTGCTGAAATTAGTATACTACAGATTATGTTAACTAGTCTGTTTCGTCTCTTAAAGTTATGCTGATGAAGAATATCACACTGTTTACTACAACACGATTTTACGATACATTGCTTACAGGGATTCATTTTAATTCTCCAAAAATTTTTTTATAAAAAATATTCAAAACCCTTTTTCATTTTGAGATCGTAATTTTTTGGTTTCTTGTATGATTGGGTATGATCGAACCAGTGCAAACTGTGGGGTAACAAAATTACGATTCGGAAATAAATTTCCGATTACCCACTAACAATCTAATCTACACTCCCCGGTAAGTCTTTCCGCACTTACCTCGATTCTGTCGAAATTACGCAAAAACGCGAATTTTTCTTTAATGATACTAAATGCTTACATTCCCGAAAATCGGCATAAATGCCGTTTGTTGGTAATCATAACAAACTACCAATTTACCAAAACAGAAACAGACTGGCTATTTTAGCTTATCTCTCTTTATCTTCCTTTTAAACCTTTCCACGGTATCCTTGAAAGTTTTGTCTTTACCTTTTAATCTAGCATATATAGTATATACAATTGCAAGGGTTAAGTTGTATAATGACTTCCCTAACCATGGAACCGATAAACCAAAAACAAAGCCACTTCCGAATAAGGTCATTAACATTAATCCTTCAGGGCTCATGAATAAATCAGCAATATTAAAAGACCCTTGTAATGCTTCTAATGTGCTAGTAAAATTAAAGTCATAATCAAGGTTTCCTATAAACGTCATATTCAACCATATATACAACAGAATACCGGCTACTGCAACTCCTGTAATTTTCTTCAATATTGGATACTTATTAAGAAACTCATCAACCTTCATAACACCGCTTCTTAGTCTTTGTATATCCTTTGACTTATAAATCTCTCTAAACACTGCAAGTAGTCCAGCATGAATAAGATCAGTAAACTCAAAAAATGCTTTAACTATTAACCGAATATTAAATCCAAATGCTCTTAATACATTATATGCTTCCTTTTGCCTAAAAGCGATAACCATAGTTGAAAGGTTTATATTAAACTCTTTTGATATTTTTGAAAGTTCATATTTCAACTCTTTAAAGACATTTACTAATTCTCGTGATAATTGCATCTTTCTTATATCATCAAATAGGCCTTCGTTTATATGGTCGTTATTAAACACTAAATCTATAACTTCACAATAAGTTTCATATGATGTATCTTCAATTGGAGAGTTTTGTAGATCGTCTAAATAACAATCAATAATATTTACCATTACATTTTGATCTCCATTTATATTTTGTTCCCATCTTGATTCTAATATACATAGGGCCTTGAGTTAATTGAAGTTAAGTATTTACTATACCGCTTATATACGCATATATACGCTTTATATAACAACCCTTATTCGATACGATATAACGCTACATGCATTAACGAAGTCTCGTGTCTACGATAGTTATACTCGAGATAGAGCTTTAAACGATAATGCTTTCTTTCCTTGCTCAGAAGATATGGCCATAACCTCAGATGGATAAAATAACTCTTGTATACAAAGGGTTGATAAGTTCCGCATTCCAAATGCTTTCTTATATGCGATGTATATGGGATATAGTATATGCTCATAATCCCCTTTTAGTTGAAAGAATCTCTGAAGGTCTTTAATAAACAATTCTTGAACCTCAACATAGCTTGATAATTGCCGATCAAAATCACCTTCATGCATAGACGTTAATGGCAGTAGCTCTTTTTGTAGAACCGCAAACTCTTTATTGAAGTCTGCAGATGTAGCCAAAGTAGTTTTTAATTCAAAGTTTTTAAATAGAAACCCTACAATAGGAATAACAATAGAGTTAGTGAGCTTATTTGGAGAAATTGAAAATATTTTAGCCCACAATTCTCTATAGAAATCACCTAGTTCGCTTTTAAATGTAGATACAAACAATATTCCCATCTTAGAAGCTGTCCTATGCATCAACTCATGAATGGTTAACTTAGCCATGAAGTTATTAGATACATATCCAAATAGATTAGCGTTATTGCTTATAAGGATATACACCCTCTTGCTCTTAATTGGTTCATAGAATCCCGCAATGCTCTTAATCGAGGACGGCCCAAATACTTTCCACGCATAGAATCTCGGAATCCCCTTTGTAAGAAAACACGGGATTATAATTCTCTTATCAACAAGAGATTGTAACTTCTCTATAAAGGGTTTCGTCCTCCCAGATTTAGATAAGGCCCTGATATACTTCTCATTTAGTTTATCAGATCCGTATAAGGGCATTCCATCCAACTTAGCAACCATCTTCAGGCCAGTTGGCATTACAAAGATTTCTCTTAAACTCTCATGAACTATTGTATCCATTTAACTTTCCTCTATCATCGGAGTTTCTCAATGAAACTTCGTTATTGTAGTCTCTTTTTAAGATCTTCGTATATAAGGTTGCGAATATATATCGGAATAGAGATATACTCATCCTCAACTATTTCCTTTACACGGTCAAATGTCCATTGATCAGTTCCTATATTTGGGAATAACTTGGGAAACTTCTCCTTTTTAATTTTGTTCAGTCTATTTACAAAGCCCGGGCATGCTTTAAAGTCAGTTGAGCAGCAGAGTTTCCCGTTTGAAAACACATAGTTAGCTTTTTTCCCACAATCATAGTCACAAAGCTGTGATGTTACAACAGGGTGAGCATATATAACAGCATTCTTTCCTTTATTCCCCAACCCTATATTGGTTCTTGTTTCAGCATTGGGAGGGATTCCTTTATTCCAAGTCTTATGCCCCTTCTTATATTTATTAGCTATCTTTCTATATCCAGGGCATTGTCTAAAGTCTTGTGAGCAGCACACTCTCCCATTTTTAAATTGATAGTGAGCCTGATTGCCGCAGCCATAAAAGCAAATCTCTTTTGTTTCTATAGGCTTAGATGTTGTATGACCTATTGGCATATGTTAATCCCCTACATTTCCTTTTGTATACATTTCTAATATATCCACAATGCCCCCATCGAGCTCTCCTATTTTCCCAAGGTTAGCTTTAACGTGAGCCATAATGTTAGCATCAGTCACTTCTCTAAGTTGTTCGTCATTCTCCGAGATTATGTTGGCAATTTGAGCTGCCGTATGTGCA